GTTTACTTGTACCATAGTTGGTACAATGAGCTCAGGCAAGAATGATACGTCCACCATGAATAGTTGCAGGCAACATAGCAACATTAATTTCCTGTTCTAATAGTGTAAGAAAATAAAACCCACTTTTAAAATGGATTGGATGGTCGCCGGTGATGACGTATTGATATGCCTTGAATCCACCGATGTAAGTATGTTTGATGCGGTTAAAACGCAATTGTATAGTTTGGAACTGACTGGTGTTCATGGCATAGGTTAATGCGTTACTGATTATAACATATTTGATCCGGGGTATTATATGTTTTTGTCTAAATTGGGTTACATAAACAGTTTCGCATCACATTTTGTGCGACAACCGGCCCGTGTGTATGATTTATAAACATTAACTGATTGTTTGAGTCAGACTTCCACAAAAATAGACTTAGCCGATTTATAGAGGGGGTTGTATTGGAGTTTGAAGAACTCATTGCCTAACGTTTAGCTGACACATGACATGTGCGCTTTATTACCTTATGGTTAGAGTAACAATTTGTCATATGAAAAATTTTTAACAGCCTATAGACGTTATGAGTTATCTCATGATTTACCTAGCGAAGTGTCTACTGAGTTATATCAGTAAATAATACGTGACATAGGTGAAATTAGATCTGACGCTGAGTATTATATTGAAAGAGTATTGTCATTAGGGGGATTTAAGAGGTTAAGTGATTCACCTCAGATGAACCTACCCAATAAATGGCGTTATACGACATCATCCTCCGTAGTTTAGGGGACTAATTATTGGGGTAACTCTTGTTCATGGTTAATACCCTAAAACAAGTATTTTAACATTACAGAAAACAAATAATACTCGGAAAAGCAAAATAGTGCTGTCGCTTCATCGTTAGACAACATTACAGCCGTTGAACTGAATAATCAACCTACTCAATTAGATGTCCTACTAATTGAGTCCGTAGTTTAGGATAGTGTTAGTTAGTGTACGTTCGATTTAGAAGGTTTCGCCAAAGTAGGCTCTGAATAGGCCATAATGGCGGAGCTGATTAGAGATTTAAAACCTAAGTATATGAAAGAACACCCAAAAGCAACTCGTGAGCAACTTATCAGTTATTTGTAACAGGTATTGCCCAAGAATTTGAAGAAAATTTTTAACCCTAATAAGGTTGGAGGAGGGAGCAAAAATTCAGCCCTTTCCACAAAAAAGAAAAATATGGTAAGTTAATTAAGTAAGACTAAAAATAAACCATTTAAAACTACCAAGAGTAATGGTACACAAGAGATAACCATTAAAGGCGGAACTTATTTAAAAATCGGTATGGATGAAGATGGTTTCGCAATTGTTGGTATGGAGAGGAAAAAGATATCTACGTAAATGAAGTAAAATAAAATTAAGAGTGGTTATAGTAAACCATTAAATAACCCATACGTATAGAGTATTCTAAAACCGTTTAAGACAGAGGCTATTAAACCATATTTTGATTACCCTCTAAACACATCCATTTTGGAGTAAACCATTGAATTCACCACATAAGCCATTTTAGGAACCGGTGGAGGGTTATTCCCGTAAGGTACATATGGAGTTTGTTTTGTTGTAGCACCCCACTCTTTTTCTGATGTGTCTTGTAATGTGCAAGGGCAAGCCATTAGCTCAAGTGTTGGTTAACCATTAGGTAATACAAGACTGATTACAGTGTTCGGTCAAGGTACTGGGTTCGCTAATGATGTGGTGTAGAATATTTAATCTCCATTGAGCGGTTATTAAGGTGTTAACAACACCCCGACTGCACGATGGACTTCTGCTCGTGTAGTGCGATGCGGGATTAGAGTTATTCCAACATCGGCTTAAATAAATAGGTCCGGATATATTAATATTGTGTAGGTCCCTGGTAAAGATGCTGACATTACGATGGCCTCTCAAACATTTGGAGGTCCTGGTGTCATTATACCTATTCCTACCCCATCACAGTAAAGAAATTATCCAACCTCATATGAAGCTAGTAATGCATCTAATTAATAAGAGCATGACTATGTATGGTTCCCAACTGATTTACAAGACGCTATCTTTATGTAAGATAACGCAACTTTTGGTACAACCACCGCCACTTCAGCCATTTCGGCAGTGTCTGGAGACTTAGAATCTTTGTCGACTCATTTAAGGAATAGCATCTTCTTTGTAGCATCTGGTTTAGCTAGCCAAGATGGATACCGAGTAGAAGTTAAAATCTGTTATGAGTTTGTTCCTACTACCAGTTTCAGAATTTGGACAGAGGATTAAGGACCACGTGCCACTAACTATGATGCTATGATGCTTAAAGAGTTAGCGATTAACGTTCCACCTCTACAATCTGATTAGGAGGAAAAAAGTATTTATGAATCTATTGGTGGGTTCATTAATAATACTGCTAAAAGTTTCTTGGGATCACCTATTGTCGCCGACATGGCCGCAAGTGGTCTTCGAGCATTAATGGCTACTAGGTTTTGAGTGAATTTGTTGTGATCGGACTTTTATCAAGTTTATTTATTATATTTATAGTCTTATATATATATGTAGCATCACTATAATGGCTCAATTAATAGCCTTTTGTCGATCGCAGTGTGTCACCACTGTTAGATCATAATGACATAATAACACCAATGTGACATGGCCGACCGGCCTAGCTTGAC